TCAGATGCTAGCGGATATGAACAACTATGTACCGTTGCAAGACGGCGGTTTACGGAGTAGCGGGCATATAAGCGGTGATGATTTAATATGGCGGACACCTTACGCAAGAGCGCAGTATTACGGCATCAAGCGAAAAGGTTTTGTAAGTGCCAAGCAAAGACGCTGGTTCTTTTGGGCTTTGAAACAAGGCTTTATCGCCAAAGGATACACGACAGCAGGAACCGGCCCGCAGTGGGACGCGGTAGCTAAAGGGGTACATGGCGGAGATTGGACGAGATTATGGACACAGGAGGCAGGCTTTAAGTGACGAGACAGCTATTAGATTATGAAGATAGACTACTAGACCACTTGGACGGCCTAGGCCTTCCATATCCAGTAGTTACAGACACGAACACAGCAGATGCTTCAATTAGTCTTGTTTCTTCCCCGGGGAGCAAGACAGTAAGAACTTACTATGACGGGGCTATGGATAAAGAATACAGCCACTTTATCCAGTTGAAAGCAAGCCTATTAGACGGAAACGGGCCACGGCAGACGGCGTATAACACGCTATTAGCTATTGGCGCAGACCTAGAAAGCCTTATCGACTTGCCAAGTCAAAATGGGTCTTATGACTTTGGGCGTATCGTTGTAAGCAACGAGCCTTATTTTTTGGACGCGAGCGAAGAAGGTTACATGCTATTCAGGCTTAGCATCAATACGGCTTTAACAATTTATTAGGAGAGTGACATAATGCGCAATAAGAACGCGAAACGTAAACACTTTATCGCAGACCGCACCAAGACCGTGGACAGCGTGGAAAAGGTTTCAGAGTGGTTAGCATTAGGTAAAGACATTACCAGCATGGAAAACGACATGGACGAAAAGACCGAGTCTTACTCTGACTATGCTGGTGACGGGACAGAACACGATGAAATCATTGGGGTAACACCAAAATGGAAGGGTTCAGGTAAATTGAACCGCGACGACAAGGCACAAGCGTTGATTGAAGCAAAAGAATACGCAATCGGTGAGGAACGCAAAATCTTCCACAAGTACGTTGATTCTGACGGCAAGACAGAGCGCGCAGGCTTGGCAACACTGACTGACATTAAGATTGCCGGCGGTGACGCTTCCGAGTATGAAGAAATTGAATTTACAATCTCTCATGACGAGGTACCAAAGAAAAAGACGGTTACACCAGCAGTAAGCCCAGTACCGGGCGGTTAATAGTTTCCTTAGGGCGGGCAACCGCCCTTTTTAGTGGTGTAAATAATAGAATTTAGGAGGACTGAACATGAAGGCAATCAAGATTAAATCAACAACAATGCCAATCAACTTTGAGGACGACAACGGAAATGTTGTATTGTCGTTTGAGTTTAGCAAAGATGACAAGAGCATCAAGAAGCTAACGGAAGTGCAAGAAACCATGATTAAAGAGGTAGAAGCGGTGCTTAAGACTGACAAGGAACCGGAAACCTTGGAGACAGCTAAGAAGGCACTAGAAAAGGCCTTTGACAGCTTACTAGGTAAAGGGGCGTTTACTAAGATTTACGCACTGAACAAGTCTATCTTTATTTGTATGCAGTATCTTGTGGCCGTGGTTGATAGCATTATCGAAGAAATCACTAACGAGCGCGAAACCCAGCTAATGGGCAAGTACACCAACCTTGCTTAAGGCTATGGACTTACTCATACAATATCCGCTTGCGGATACAGTCGAGTTTGCAGGCGTTGGCTATGAGGTCAACGCTTCTTTTGATACCATTTTGCGAGTCTTTGACATGCTAGATGACGACAAGATGCCGGACTATTTGAAAATCAAGTGCGGGCTGATTATGTTCCTTGGAGACGCCGAAGCAAGAGGGCTAGACCTTAATTTAGAAGAACAGGGCGAGTTGTTCCGGGAAATTCTAGGGCGATATGTACAGATTGAACAAGAAGAACAGTACGACATACTAGGCAACCTTATGGAAGGGCCTAGAGTGCAGTCAGAAATCTATTATGACATTAAGCATGATGCGGGCGCTATCTATGCTAGTTTCATGCAAGCCTATGGTATCGACTTAATCGAACAGCAGGGCAAGTTACATTGGCTTAAGTTTAAGGCGCTCCTATCCGGTTTGCCGGAAAATACGCAGTTTAAGCGTATTGTGAGCGTCAGACAGTGGAAGCCTAGCGACGATAAAAAGACACGCAAGCAAGCTATGAGAGAAGCACAAAAGGCGCTTAGATTGCCTTCTTCCAGTCTCTTAGAGGACGAAGAAGAACAAGAGTATTAAAGGGGTGATTAAATGGCAGACGGCGAAGTTAGAATTAAGATAGTAGCCGACAGCAAGGATATTGACAGTATCCGAAAGGCATTAGAACAATTTGCCAACTCCTTGAAGAAGACAGCTAGCGAAAGCGCGCAGTCTTTAGATAAGACAAGCCAAAGCGCCGACAAGACCGGGCAAGCTATGGACAAAATGGCCGAAAAGGCCGACAAAGCAGGCAAGGCAGTTAAGAAAGCCGGGGACGACAGCAAAGGCCTAGATAAGGTATCCGCTAGCGCAGACCAAGCCAGCAAAGGCCTTGATAAAGCAGAGAAGGAAGCCAACGAGACGGGCCAAGCCTTAACTAACGTTGGCGATAAGGCAGACCAAGCAGGGCGCAAGATTAAGAGCGCCGGAGACGAAGGCGGAAAGGCCTTAAAGGCAGTACCGGACGAAGCTAGACGAGGTAAAGAGGGCCTAGAGCAAATGGGCCAAGGGGCCGAAAGGGCAGGCGTAAGTGTACGCAAGCTAGTAGAAGCCTTTGGGGCTATGAAGCTAATCAGCTCAGCGCTAAATGCCGTAACTCAAGCCACGGGTGATGCAATAAGCCGATTTGACACTTTGCAACGATACCCACGGGTTATGCAGTCCATGGGTTACAGTGCCGAACAGTCTAGCCGTAGCGTACGGGCCTTAGCTAAAGGTATTGAGGGCTTGCCAACGCGCTTAGACAGCGTGGTATCCACGGCACAGCAAATTGCATCTATGACCGGGGATATTGACCGTGCTACAAAGACGACTTTAGCACTGAACAACGCCTTTATTGCCAGTGGGTCTAGCGCAGGTGACGCAGAGCGTGGGCTTACCCAGTATATTCAGATGATGAGTAGCGGGAAAGTCGACATGCAAAGCTGGAAAACACTTAACGAAACCATGGCTTACGGTTTGCAGACCGTGGCTAAGGAGTTTGGGTTTACAGGCGAGAGTGCCAAGACCAAGTTATACGGCGCTTTAAGAGACGGTAACATTACTTTCAGTGAGTTTAACGCGAAACTGATTGAAGCCAGCGAGCGGGCCGGAGGATTCGCAGAAATGGCGCTTAAATCGTCAGACGGTATCGACACCGCCATGAAGAATATCAACAGCGCAATCATTAAAGGTGTAGAGGGCAGTATTAGGGCCTTAGACGAGTTAGTACAGGCTATGACAGGTAAGAACATTAGTCAGAACCTAACGGGCCTTAAATACGTCATAAATGGGGCTTTTGGGGCTATCAATGGTGCTATCCGGGCAACTATCCCGTTCTTCAAAACAGTTGGGGTAGTCGTTGGGGTGTTATTGAGAGCGCTCAAGCCGTTGTCGCCAGCTTTGCTAGGCATTGCCACGGCGTTTGCGGTGGTGAAGGGTCAAGCGTTGGTGTTGGGGTTATTCAACAGCTTAAGCGCGGTGCTTAAAATATCCGCTATATCCGCCAAGGGGTTCGCTATCAATTATGCGATTGCTAACGCGACCATGGCGACAGGTTCCGGAGTGCTTGGACTATTGGCAGGTGGTTTTACGGCCTTGAAAATGGCTATTCTAGGCGCATGGAGTGCTTTAGGCCCGGTAGCATTAGCTATTGGGGCAGTCGTGGCCGTTGGTAAATTGCTATACGATTCGTTTATCAAAATGACGCCGGAAATGCAAAAGATGACGGACGAAGCCAAGAAAACGGCGGAAGCGTCTAAGCAGTTAGGCGACACGATAGCCGGCAACCAAGACAGCTTCCAAAAGGCGCAAGAGTCCGCCAAAGCACAAGGCGAGTCTTTAGCAGACTTGGGCGAGAAGGTTATTAAGTTATCCGAGAAGGAGAACAAGAGCGCACTTGAGAAGAAACAGCTTAAAGACGCGGTGAAAGACCTTAACAACCAAATGGAAGGCTTGGGCCTTGAGTACGACAAGCAGACCGGGCAAATCAACATGAACGCGGAAGCCTTGAGGGGCTTAATTCAAGTCCACAACAAGGAAGCAGAGCGCGTGGCTATCCAACAACGCTTGGTAGAAATTACCAAGGAAGAAAGCCAAGCGCAAGCACAACTGACGCAGAACAGCGAGAAGCTAGCAACAGCTAAAGATGCGGTGGCTAAATCGCTTTGGGGTTTGGGTATTGGTATGGGCGATACCAAGAAGGCTATCAAGGACTTGGAAGCGTCAGAAACCCAGTTAGGCGATACGCAACAACGACTAGCGACTGAACGCGAAGCATTGAACGCACGCCAGCTTGAGTTAGACCAAGAAATGGTAGCCAGTCAGCAACAGGCTAACAACTCAATCATAACGAGTTATGCACAACTCAATGACGAACAGCAAAGAGTTGCGGACAACATGACTAAGCAGTTAGAGAATGTTAAGACGCACGCGCAAGACTTTACCAATCAGATTAAGACGACCATTGAAGGTACGACCGCAGAGGGTAAGAAGTATGTTAAGAGCACTGACGAAGTGTTTGCAGACATGCAAAGCACCTTGGCGCATAACACGCAAGCGGTGGAGCAATGGGCGCAAGATATGCAACGGTTAAGCGCGCTTGGTATCGACCAAGGCTTACTTGCTAAGTTGCAAGAAGCAGGGCCGGAAGCTTATGCGCAAATTCACGCCTTGGCTAGCCAGCCGGATAGCGCGATACAAGAGTTTAGCAATAGCTATTCTAACGCCGGTCAGACCGGTAAGGACGCTTACTTAAAGTCTATGAACATTAAGGACGGCGACTTACCAAATGGCTTAATGAACGTTGTTAACAAGGTTTCTGAGAGCATGCAAAACCAAATGGCTAACGCCGGTTTTGTAGAGCGCGGGAAGGAAATCATGAATAAGGTTGACGAAGGGGTCAAGGCAGGCCAAGACACTATGAAAGCGTCAGTTAAAGAAGTGGTAGAAAGCGGTGTAACAGGCGGTATCACTGACGGCGCAGAGAGTGTTAAAACCGGAGCGCAAGAGGTAACTAAGCAGATTGGCGAAGGTATCAAGGCAGATAACACCAGCGTTAAAGAAGCGGTTAAATCGACCGTTGACGGCGTGCCACAAGCGATTGAGGAGAAAGCGCCTGATGTTAAAGCGTCAGGGGCTAAGTTAACTGATAGCGTGGCGGAAGGTGCCGGAGAAAACGCGGAATCTAAAGGGCAAGAAATCGGGTCTAACGTTGTATCGGGCGTTGTCAGTGGTATCAACGACAGTGCGACAACAGCAGGGCAAGCCAGTTCTGACCTTGCCAAGACGGTAGAT